CCAGAAATTGCCTTCTCAGGGATTGATGGTGAGATTGTACTCGAAGCTGTAAACTCAAAGAATCCAACTACAGATCGTTATGGTGTAACAGTTGGTTCAACTTCAGATACTTTCAGCATGTACATGAAAGTTGAAAATCTGAAGTTAATGCCGAACGACTATACGGTAAATCTATCATCAAAGGGTCTATCGTGTTTTGTTTCGGATGACGTAAAGTACTTTATTGCAATTGAATCTAACTCAAAATTTGGAGAATAAAATGACAGATATTAATATTCAAGACATTGATGCGGTTGTTCGTATCATCGATACCGTTACTGCTCGTGGAGCATTTCGTGGTCCTGAGTTGACTGCAATTGGTCAAGTTCGCGAGAAGTTTGCTTCCGTTATACAAGCAGAAGTAGAAAAGCAACAAGCTGCTCAAGGTAATGGTGCTGTTAAGGCGCCTCTACAGCCAAGCGCGCCAAGCGCGCCAAGCGCAGCAAATGAAGGAGCGCCTGCTACTGAAGAAGGAGAGGATCTTTCTAAACTTAACTAAAACTCTACGGGGATGGGTTGACTCCCATCCCCTTTTTTGTTATACTGACTTTTTACTATATGATGGAGTATGTGATGCAAGAAGAATTTCTCTGGAGCCAAAAGTATCGTCCGAATAAAATTCGTGACACTATTCTGTCCGATGAACTAAAGAAGACTTTTCAACAGTTCGTTGATCAAGACAACATTCCAAATCTATTGTTGACTGGTAGTGCCGGTGTCGGTAAGACAACTGTTGCAAAAGCAATGTGTGACGAACTTGGCGCAGATTACATCGTAATTAATAGTTCTATGAATGGTAATATCGACACTCTTAGAACTGAGATTATGCGATTCGCTTCGTCAATCTCGTTTGCTGGAGGTCGTAAATATGTCATCCTTGATGAAGCTGACTATCTCAACCCTCAATCAACTCAGCCAGCACTTCGTAACTTTATGGAAGAGTTTAGTAAGAATTGTGGATTCATTCTTACTTGTAATTTCAAGAACAGAATTATTGAACCGCTTCATTCAAGGTGTACAGTCATTGATTTTAAGATTAAAGGTCAAGATAAAACACGGCTTGCAGCACAGTTCTACAAACGACTCTGCAACATTCTTACTAGCGAAGAAGTTACATTTGACAATAAAGTTGTTGCCGAGTTGGTTAATCTTTATTTCCCTGATTGGCGTAGGATTATCAATGAGTGTCAACGCTATTCTGCTACTGGTGCTATTGATTCTGGTATTCTAGCAAACTTCAACCAAGAATCATTCAAGCAACTCCTAACCCATATGAAAGCAAAAGACTACAAGTCTGTTCGAAAGTGGGTTGGAGAGAATAGTGATATGGACGCTACACAGTTCTTTAGAGCATTCTATGATGCTGCTTGGGAACAAGTGTCAGAAAACTCTGTTCCTGGTGTTGTCATCACTCTTGGTGAGTATCAATATAAACATTCGTTTGTTGCAGACCCAGAAATCAACATTATGGCATTTCTCACTGCTATTATGTTCGAGGTTTCTTGGAAATGAGTAATCCATTTGATTATGTTACAGCGATATCAGATACCAAGAAAGACTTGATGCGAGGTACTGAAAATGATACACTGGCGGAGAAAGGTTACAATCCCTTTCTCACAAACAAAGCAATGTCGTATCATCCTGATGCTATTCTTCACGCTAACGAACTCAATTCTCTACATCATCTAGATAATAAGTTGCAGTTTGATTATTATATCAACATTCTTCGAAAGCGAAAAAGGTTTTCGAAATGGTCTAAACCCGAAAATGATGAGAATATAAATATCGTATCCAATTATTATGGCTGCAACAAACAAGTTGCTCTACAATATCTAAAGATTCTCACGAAGGGTCAAATTGATATTATTAAACAAAAACAAGAAAAAGGTGGTGTGAAATGAGTGTTGAAACATTAGTGGAGGTAAGCCTAATCAACGAAGATGATTTTTTAAAAGTAAAAGAAACTTTAACTCGCATAGGTGTTGCCTCAAGAAAAGACAGGAAACTGTATCAGTCCTGCCATATACTACACAAAAGAGGCAAGTATTATATTGTCCACTTCAAAGAATTATTTACGTTAGATGGCAAGAACTCTTCGTTTTCAGAAGAAGATCAAGGTCGTAGAAATACGATAGTAAATCTTCTCGAGGAATGGGGTCTTGTTAAAGTCGTAGAGCCTGAAAAAACTCAAGGACCAGTAGCACCACTAGCACAGATTAAGATACTCCCATACAAAGAAAAAGGCGAGTGGGAGTTAGTAGCAAAATATAATATTGGTGGAAAAAGATAAAAAAAGATTGACTAATTCTTTTAGTTGATGTATAAATAAGAGTGTGAATGCCAAACGGGTTCACACTCTTATTATTTTAAACTTAACTTGCTTACTAAAGGAGTAAAGTACAATGGTTAACACCAATTTTTCCGTATTCAATGATCCCGTATACCGACCATTCTTTATCGGTTACCAAGATGTAGTTAAAAGGATCAATGATGCGGCAGCCCAAGTCACAAAGCAAACATACCCTCCCTTTAACGTCAAGAAGGTTGATGACAATAAGTATGTCGTCGAACTTGCCGTTGCCGGTTTCGAAAAAACAGATATCGAAATCGAGGTCAAAGATTCTATTCTCACCATCAAGTCAGATGTAAAATCGAAAGAGCAAGAGGGTGAAGAGTGGATTCATCGTGGTATTGGTTTGCGAAACTTCACACGTCAATTTACCCTTGCTGATACCGTTGAAGTACAAAGCGCTGAGATGGTAAATGGTATGCTCAAAATCTGGTTAGAGAACTTCATTCCAGAAGAGCAAAAGCCAAAGAAGGTTAAAATTGATTAAAGTTTTATTACAATCATGATTTTATCATTAAATAGTCGTGAGAGGTAGGTCTCTCACGACTTTATTAAGTGGAGAAAAATATATGAAAAAACTAATAATGCTTGCCACGATGGCAGCGATTTCTATTCCTTCAATTGCTTTTGCTCGTGATCAAATACGAATTGTAGGATCTTCTACAGTTTATCCTTTTGCCACAGTAACAGCAGAGACGCTTTCAAAAACAGCGTCTTTTAAAGCACCAGTTATTGAGTCTACTGGCACTGGTGGTGGTATGAAGTTATTTTGTGCTGGTATTGGCGTTGAGCACCCAGATGCTACAAATGCTTCAAGAGCAATTAAGAAGAGTGAAGCCGAACAATGTATTAAAAATGGCGTGACGCCGATTGAAGTGATCGTTGGATATGATGGTATTGCTATTGCTAATACTAAACAACACCCACAGTATCGTCTAACATCAAAGCAGTTATTCTTGGCACTTGCCAAACAAATACCAGATGGCAATGGTGGATATAAACCAAATCCATATAGGGTGTGGAGCGATATTGATCCATCGCTACCGAATGAAAAGATTGAAGTGTTAGGCCCACCTCCAACATCAGGTACCCGCGATGCTTTCTTAGAACTTGTTATGGAGAAAGGCGCAAAGACTTTTCCTCAACTTGCAGAACTTCGAAAGTCTAATAAGAAAGCATTCAAAGCAGCAGCACACTCAATTCGTGAAGATGGCGCTTTTATCGAAGCCGGCGAAAATGACAATCTAATCGTCCAGAAATTACAAGCAAATCCAGCATCAATTGGTATCTTTGGGTTTTCTTTTCTTGATCAAAATAGAGATGTTGTTCAAGGATCGTTTATCGACGGCGCAGAACCTTCTTTTGAATCGATTGCTGACGGCACATATGGTGTATCTCGTCCACTATTCTTCTATGTAAAGAAGGAGCATGTGAAAGTGATACCCGGTATTAAGGAATATGTTGAATTATTTTTGTCTGAAAAAATGAGTGGTAATGAGGGCTATTTAGTTGATAAAGGTCTTATCCCTTTACCTGACAAGGTAAGAATCGAAAATCGTCAAAACGTGTTATCACAAATAGGAGACTAAATGGTAGTACTCGTATGTGGCGGGAGAGACAATTCAAGTCTCTCCCGTGTTGATATTGTTTTACGAACTATGAATATCAAATTGCTTGTTACTGGAGACAGCAGAGGGTATGATAGTCTTGCTGAACAATGGGCAAGAATGAATAATATTCCGTGTAAAGTTTATAAGACTGATTATAATAAATATGGTAAGAGAGCAGGATATAAACGTAATGTAGCCATGTTCGATGAAAATGATATTGATACAGTAGTTGCTTTTCCAGGAGGTGAAGGTACTGATATCATAATATCTATTGCTAAATCTGCTAAAATTCCAATTATAAGGGTGTAAAATATGTCAGAAAGATATCCAGATATTACGGCAGAAGAGATTGCTCATCACTATAGATCAGCAATGGATTCTGTAACTATTATCAATCAAGTGATTGCAAATCCTGAAGAATATAAGAATGATGAAACAATTTTAAGTCGTAATATTAACCATCTGAATGTAATACTTGATATGGACTATTGGACAACAGAAGACCTTACTCCATTTCAAAATGCTGTTGCTGTTGATACATCTGCCTTTGATGCTCTTGTATCAGGCTAATTAAATGACCAACGATGACTGGGATTTCGGTTTTACTGCTGTAAATGAAGATGAACTTGAAACAGTACAGAAACTGGAACAAGAAAAAAGTGTTGCTTCAGACGAAGTTTTGGGTTTACAAGACCGATTAGATGCGCTATACTCCGCAATAATGCCTTTACTGAATAATCTTGCCTCTAATCCAGAGAAAAGTTATATATATTGGCCAAATCGTCTGGAAAAGATTGAGACGTTTCGTGATAAACTAACAGAACTTTACAAAGGATAGATTATGAGTTTAATCGACAAATTGACAAAGAATAGTACAGTAAAACTTACTAGCACTCTCTCTAACTCAAAAGTGTATGGTAAGAAAGATATGGTACCCACACAGGTGCCGATGATTAATGTGGCATTATCTGGACGAGTCGATGGTGGTTTGACTCCTGGTCTGACTGTCTTGGCTGGTCCATCAAAGCATTTTAAAACAGCGTTTTCTCTACTCATGGCAGGCGCTTATCTAAAGAAGTACGAAGATGGTGTAATCCTATTCTATGATTCTGAATTTGGTACTCCACAATCATATTTTGAGTCTTTTGGTATTGATATGAATCGTGTTGTTCATACACCAATCACTGATGTAGAACAACTCAAGTTTGACATTATGAAACAACTTGAAAATATTGAACGTGGTGAGCGTGTTTGTATCATCGTTGATTCAGTAGGAAATCTAGCATCAAAGAAAGAGGTTGAAGATGCTATGAACGAGAAATCGGTAGCCGATATGTCTCGTGCTAAACAGATGAAGTCTCTCTTTCGTATGGTGACGCCACATCTCACACTCAAAGATATTCCACTGATTGCTGTCAATCACGTCTATATGGAAATCGGTATGTTCCCGAAAGCGATTGTTTCTGGTGGCACAGGAATTTATTATTCCGCCGACAACATCTGGATCATTGGACGGCGTCAAGAAAAAGATGGTTCTGATATTGCTGGGTATCACTTTCTAATCAATGTAGAGAAGTCTCGGTATGTTAGAGAGAAATCTTCTATTCCGATTACTGTTACATGGCAAGGTGGTATCAACAAGTGGTCTGGTTTGATGGATCTAGCACTTGAAGCAAACTATCTTGCAAAACCTTCAAATGGATGGTATCAACTAGTTGATCGCGAGACTGGTGAACTAGTTGGTGATAAGATGAGAGCAAAAGATATACAAGATAACGGAAAATTCTGGACGAAACTATTTGACGAAACAGATTTTTCAGAGTATATTAAGAAGCGCTATACAGTTGGTGAAACTACAATGTTTGCCGATGAATCACAGGAACAACTAATGGATGCCTGAAATACAAACGCTAGATTCCCCAAATGACGCAGGAGCAGTAGTTACGGTGACAAGTATCACAACTGTCTTTGCTCTTGGTAAAACTGTAGCGACCGATGACGATCCAGTTGCAGGTCATGGGCTTGGCTCTCACGCTGGACCAGTAACAAAGAACGGAAGTTCAACAGTTTTTGCTGAAGGAGAACCTATTAATAGAAAAGGGGATGCCGATAGTTGTGGCCACGCCAGAGATGGTGCGTCCACAGTTTATGTGGGCTGAGGTATTGCTAATCCATTCTAATGATTTAAAGGAGACTTTATATGATTGAATCCCTGATCCTAGGGAGTTTGTTGAATAATGAAGAGTTTGCAAGAAAAGTTTTACCGTTTTTACAAGAAGAATATTTTGAAAGTTTTGAAACCAAATTAATCTATCGCTCTACGAGTGATTATGTAAAGAAATACAATAACATTCCATCAAAAGACGCTCTCCAATACGCAATCGAAGAATCGCGTAGTATTTCAGAAGAACAGTTCAAGACTGTAACTGAAACTATCAACAGTCTATCATACGACACAAAGAATGATGAGCAATGGCTTGTGGACAAGACCGAAAAGTTTTGTCAAGACCGTGCTTTGTATAATGCTATTCGTACATCTATCTCTGCCATGGACGATAAAAATAGCAAGATAGAAAAGGGTGCTATACCAAAGATTCTTCAAGATGCTTTGGGTGTATCATTTGATAATAGTGTTGGTCACGATTTCTTAGAGAATGTCGATGAACGATACGAGTTCTACCATCGGAAAGAAGCAAGAATTGAGTTTGATATTGACTTGTTGAATACAGTCACAAAAGGTGGTCTTCCTCGTAAGTCTTTGAATATTATTTTGGCGGGTACCGGCGTTGGCAAATCTCTCGCTATGTGCCATTTCGCTGCCACGAATCTGATGCATGGCAAGAATGTTCTTTACATCACTCTTGAAATGGCAGAAGAGCGTATTGCAGAACGGATTGATGCAAATCTTCTTGATTCGTCTATCGATCAAATTCATGAGATGCCTAAAGATGTTTTTGAAAAGAAAATCAATCGTTTGAAAACTAAAACACCAGGCAAGTTGATTGTCAAGGAATATCCAACGGCTTCTGCTGGATCAGCGCACTTTCGACATTTATTGAATGAACTTAAATTGAAGAAGAACTTCACACCAGATATTATTTATGTTGACTATCTGAATATCTGTATGAGTTCAAGGCTCAAGAATGGCTCTAATGTAAATACTTATATGTATGTTAAAGCAATCGCAGAAGAACTTCGTGGTCTAGCAGTAGAGTTTGACGTGCCTCTAGTATCGGCAACGCAGACAACTCGCTCTGGTTTTGCAAGTTCGGACATTGACCTTACTGATACCTCTGAATCGTTTGGTTTACCAGCAACTGCTGACTTTATGATTGCTCTTATCTCTACTGAAGAACTAGAGGGACTAGGTCAGATTATGGTCAAACAACTGAAAAATCGTTGGGGTGATCCAAACAAGAATAAAAGATTTGTGGTTGGTATTGATAGGTCTAGGATGCGCTTCTATAATACCGAACAGTCTGCTCAGGATGGTATCGTAGACGATACCCCTTAATGTCTAACAGCCCGTTTGGTCAACGATGGGATGAGGAAGAGAAAGACGCCACTCTTCCGAAGAAGTTTGGTAAAAATATGTGGAAAGGATTTGCTTAATGTCGTGTAAAGTTGTGAAAAATGACAACAAATATGTTATCGTTGAAAATGATGAGGTGATCGTCAACTCATATAAGAACCAATCAGAAGCAAATAAAGTCTGTAGAGGATTAAATCTTGGTAAAGGATTTAATGGTGATACTCCAATTTTCTTTGGAAATATGTTGACAACCATCACGTGATAATCTATATTGTTATGTATGAGACACAGTGATGTATTTAACATATTGAAGCCTATTGCCGAGAATCTGTCTGATAGACGTTTTCGGCATGTGGCTGCAATCGTCTATCGCAATAAGATTATTGCGTTGGGTCACAGCCACAAAAAATCTCACCCATTCCAATCAAAATACGGTAAGAACGAGGAAGCGATATACTGGCACGCAGAAACTCACGCCATCTTCAACGCTCTTAAAACCGTGGATAGCGACATACTCAAAAAGTGTCGTCTATATGTATGTCGCGTTAAGAACGACAAGGCCGAGAGATTGATGTTTGGGCTCTCTAAACCGTGCGATGGTTGTCAGGAATGTATCGTCGACCATCAAATTCCTACGGTGATCTATACGCTTGACGGTAAATTCGGTAAACACCACTATGCTGTTGATGAACCTGAGTGATTTTTTTTCAAAAAGTTAAAAAAAATGCTTGACAAACCCCTTGTGAGTGCTTATATTAATAATATGAAAACGAAAGGGAACACAGAGATGCTTATGACTTTTACCCCCTATACCGAGTTTGATGCTAAAGCCATCGATATCATTCAAGCATGGATGGCTACAAACGCCTCCAAAGAGGTTGATATTGTTCTCAACACGAACAACATGTTCGAACTGTGGATTGAATCAAACTTCGAGAATACCTTCTCCACCTTTGAGGAAGCAGTACGCCACGCAGAAGCGTTAGTTCCGTTCAAAATTAAATGGGAAGACTAAGATGCAAGTAGGTGATAAAATTACCCTCAGAGGTAAGAGTAAACACGGTAAGAACCGTATCCAGCAGTTTGGTACTGAGTTCTGGGTTAGTGAGATTCGTGATCATATTCACACTGCTAAACATTCGAGTGTATCTGGACCTTTCGCAATGGTGTTTAGCCCTACAGGCGACAACCGTTGGATTGCTGTTAAAAACGATCCAGATTTTGAGGTATTAAACCAATGATATATTTCTTATATCACGAACATAATAAAACCCGCCTCTTTGAAGCGGGTTTTATTTTTGCGGGACTCGTGTTGTCGAGCAGAACCCCACTGGCACTTTTGTGCGACCTCGACTGTTCCTTCGTTTGGATATATTGAATCCTAACACTTGCCTCTTGTACTCCCTTGAGTTACACTAACACGCACCCTTACGTGCTATTTATACATAAAATACCTTTTGAGATGAAAAAAATTAAAATATTTTTATAGAACTTTTAAATCCAAAGCGATAGTCGTTTTCTTTATCTTTAGCCGATTCTATTTCTGTAAACGGCGTTAGTTCAAATTCATCAAATAGTTTAAATGTATATCTTAGACCTACAGTGTTGCTGTTAATCGTATATTGAGAGATGTTTAACTGTGATTGAAAATATCCTGATAAACCATAAGCCTCTACAACTACTTCTGGTTCCGATCCAAACTCTTCATTAGCGACAGAGAAGAAAATCTCGTTGTTCACTTTCATAGAGAATGGTACTACCGATTCCTCAGCATGAGCGATAGATGATCCTAAAAACATCATAACAACGGCAGCAATCTTTTTCATTTAACTCTCCTATTTTGATAATGGATTGTCCAATGCTTCTTGGAGTTTCTTATTTAACGACTCCTCAAGTTTAAGCATTTTACTATCAATTCTATCTTCTGTTGTCCTCATCGTATCTCTGGCGTCTTTCTCAGACTCACGTGCAAGTTGGCTTACTTCTCTTAATGATTTATCTATATCGGTTTGTATCTCTTTGACTCTACGAGAAGTGTCTTCCGTTACCTTTTCAATACGAATAATATCGCCTTTGAGACCGTTCTTAATGTCTCTTGTATAATCTATAGCCTCGTTTAACTTTGTCTGTACAAGTTTATTTTCTGCTTGGATAGCGTCTATGTCGATATTCTGAATAATCTCTTTCATATCCATATAGTCTTTATAAAAAATAAACCCTCCCCATAAAGCACCACCAAGTGTGGAGATTGCTGTGAATATCATAGCCATCTTACCACCCTTGAAAGTCATACCTCCAAATTCAAACTCAGCCATAAAACACCCCTAATTCTGAAACTGTAATGCTTTTAGTTGTTGTATCTCTTTTTCAAGTCGCATCACTTCTAGTCTCTTCTTAGTCAGTTCTAACTGATATAGTGTATCACAATTAATTCTTGATTTGGGTCTAGCGCCTAATGGTATAATGATACGAGCATAAACACCAACATCAGGACCATTATTACTATTAAATCCAGAACTTAATGGATTATCATTATTCTGATTCATAATACCAGTAACACCAAACTCTAGATTAGTTGCTGAACCAATTGCGTTTTGACAATCCAAATCACCTGCTCTAAATCTATCCTGAGCATACGATCCGGGAAGTTGAGGAATAGTTAGGTTCAAACTACTTGAACCCTCTGCTAACGCTTGTGCACTAATCATAAAAATAACTAAAGCATATATGTATTTCATTGTTTCACCTTTGAGCATATTCGTGAAGCCACAACAGTTGTTCGTTTATCTTTTAATAATTTAGAAGTAGTACAAACATAAGTTATAATCGAAAGGTCTCTCTCCCTAAAATAAATCGTTACATTTTTCTTGTGTAAATACTTAACTTGAAATACTCTTTCAAGTGCAGCAAATGGCGCTCTTTTCCAATTACTATCAAATACGCTCAATTCATAATACTCAACATCGTCTCTTCTGTTGAAGATAGTGATAACAGTTTCGTGTACACTATCAGCAACAGAAGGTTTAGTTGTTAGATATGTTGGAGTCATTTCATGACTATATCCAACAGAACACATTAATGTGATAATAACAAAAATAATATACCTCATCTTATTTTGCTATACACTCCGCAGTAGCAATGGCAGTATAGTTACCAGCAGGGAATGCTTTATTTACACCATAATCTGCCTGTGAAGATACTCTAAACCAAGTAGTACCAGCAACAGTTAAGTCATACTCGTGTACATTATCATATGTTACTTTGTCGTTATCATATCCAGACATACCAGCATCAGATACAGAAGACACTTCCACATCACCAGTCCATGTAACAGTATCTGCTAGAGATGGGCTGGACGAAAATGAGTTTGGGTATGTAATCTTACCAGTGTAATAATCAGCAGCAGCAACATCAAATCGAATGATGGGTTGAACACCACCATCCGCTGCTGCGGTACTCAGAACGCTTGGAGATGGAGAACCATAAATTCCTTGATGGTCTGTAAAGATAGAACATTTTGGTTGTACAATTCCTGTAATCAAAGTATCTTCAGCAATTGCTGCTGTTGACAACATAGCGAATACTCCAAAAATAGAAATTGTTCTTTTAAACATTTACTTATTTTCCTTTGTAACTCGTTCGTATTGTGAACGTTTAATTGTATCGAATTTCTCATCTGTAGCAAAACTTCTAAATGCTCTTCTGTTATCAGGTAGTGTTGCGTCTTTGAGTTCGATTGTTTCATCATACGATTTGCCATCAATCTTTACTTCGTAGTAAGTATTGAACTGAGGGACTTGGGCTAGTTGTTCAAATAATATTGCAATTCTATTGGCGTTAGCGAACAATACACTATTTACCTTTGCTAACTTCTTTCGCTTATCTTCATCATCTAATTCGCTATCGTTATCTTCTCTTTCCTCTTCTTCTGTGTCTGTTTCCTTTGCTAGATAATCCTTTACATTATCATATGGATCTTCAGTTACTGGTACTTTCAATAGTTTATCCTGTGGGCATTCAGGATTTGCTAATGGATCAGTACAATCATCAAAGGTATAACCATACTTTACATTAGCATCAACAACCTCACCAGTACCAGTTGTCTCTATTGAACCATCACCCCAATACACTCTAGGAATATTAGCAACCGGTTTTGATTTCACAATCGTATTACCAGGCTTACCAGACCAATCATCAGTCTCTGAAAATATTTTACCTGTGCCTTTAGCATTATCATTTGATATAGTAACTGTAAAATCATCTTCAGTAACTTTATTCACGCTATAGTTATATAGTATTCTATTAACAATCAAACCAGTTTCTTTTGGTAATACGTTATCCATATTCCATCTATTTGTACTGGTCACGGCATTACTGGTAGTACCGCTTACAGTGTCAGAGTAAGCTGAGAACGGCAAACAAACCAATAACGAGAGCACCACCAATAAGTGTAATCGTGTTATCGTCATCTAACATATTCCTAATACTATCTTCTTTTGGCTTCTTTGCGGCATTTTCTTCCCATGCTGCTTTTGCTTCTTGACCAATCAATCCATCATATGGACATGGCGTGCCAGCATTCAACATAGCATCAAAGACTCGTTTATCTTGACACATAACAGATACTGCTGCTACTTTCATACCCATATCATATAATGTCTTAGCATTCTTTAACTTTTCACAGTTCATATCACGAACTGTCTTACCAGCAGACAAACCAAGTATCTGAGTTTGTACTGCTCCTGCAACACCTACAGTACACAAATCAGAGTTTGATGTATTGATATTAGGTGAAATAGCAGACGCTGGTGGTGATTCTACTTTAGTGTTCGAGTCAATCTTACTTTTGCTATCTGTAATAATAGTGTCAACTGTCTGGGCATTTGCATGGGTATATGTAAGCGCCACCACAATCATTGACACAACAAATAAAAATCTAGTCATTCGCTCAATCCCGTTATAAATTATACAAAATCATTTTCAGTTATTTATAAAAAAGTGATTGACAGTAACAGAGATATAACATATGATGATTTTATCAACTATGAAAGGAGTATGTTATGAAGACTTATAAAATTGAACAGGCACAATACAATCTGAAGTGGCACAAGGATGAAGAGACGCTTGAAAAGTTTGAACTGAATTCAGTACCAAACAAGTTTGCTTGGTATAACTCAACTCCTTCTTGTTTTCACATTAGTATCTACAACGACGATAAACGAGTGGCGTTCTATACCAGGAATTCGTATAAAGAAGCTGTTAGTGTTGGCGAAGAAATATGTTGTATAAATAATGAATAAAAATCAATTCATGAGGTACCCATGAAAAAGTTTATTCATTTTATACGAGAAGATAGTATGGCAGTAACAATACAAGAAGCTCTAAAACAAAAAACACGAAACACTCTTGTATCTGACATAAATGAGTTATTGGTAGGATATTTTCTCAATAATGAAAGATGGTATAATTCTGAAGCCAGAGAAAAATACAATCAAAGATCAAGACAAGTAAGTTCAGAAGATTTGGATAGAGCTACAGAACACGCCAGAGTTATGGCTAAAGCGTTTTTAAAATATGCTAAAGAGAAAAACTATTCAAACATAACGAATGTTTATTGGACAGCCCGTGCTGGTTCAATGACCGAATTAATAGGTGTAGAAGTCGATCAAACAAAAAATCCAACAGACACACTAATTAAATTTTCTTCCGGTCCTTCTGATGGTTGGTTAGGTCTTTCTGCCAAGTCAACTAAAGGTAGAGGAGAAATAGGATTCAAAAATCCTGGAGTTGGAACAATAGATAGAGTTTTGAATATTTCTATAACTAAATTCTATAACGATGAACTAGAAAAAATAATTTCTAAATTAGATTTACCAAAGAGTGCCACTGAAAGAAAAAAATACATTAGAGACAATCCAGAAATCAAAAAGCAAACAGAAGTGCTTGGTTCTAAATTGTTAAGCAAAATGAGAGATATCTTATTACAAAAATTACAATCTATGGACAATAAAGATTTGTTTGAGTACTTCATGGAATACTGGTTAAACGCTAATATTATGTATCCTCCATATGTTAAAATTACTGGTAAGGGAACAAAACCTCCTTATACGGCAACAGTTATGGAACCAACAAAAAATGAAAAAAATGATGCCCTTGCAACACTAGATTTTAAATTAGAAATTGCTGGAAATGAATCAATTGGTGTTAGAGCAAAAGGCAAAAAGATTTTTAAAATGAGATTTAAATTCGAATCTGAAAAATTAGCATCTTCAGTAAAAATGTCTGGAGAATCTTGGTAAAATGCTAAAACTATCTTCATACCTCACAGAACAAAAGAACACTCATATGGAACATATTGAGGACAACGTTCTCAACGGTGGTGTAGATGGCGCAAGACAATCTATCAATTTTCTTCGTGCTCTTCGTGATATGTTAGCTGGTAATTCAAAATCATCTATTGATGCAACCGTGAAGTGGGACGGAGCTCCCGCTATTTTTGCAGGGATTGATCCAAATGATGGAAAGTTTTTTGTTGCCAAGAAAGGCATTTTTAACAAGAATCCTAAAGTCTACAAAACAGACAGTGATATTGATTCAGATACATCTGGAGACCTTGCTGTTAAACTTAAAACAGCGCTACAATATTTTTCAAAACTTGGAATTACTGGAGTCGTTCAAGGTGACCTTCTCTTCACGCAAGGAGATACGAAAGAAATTGAATATGATGGCGAGCAGTATATTACTTTTCATCCTAATACCATTGTTTATGCTGTACCTAAAAACTCTGTTCTGGGCCGTAAGATCGCAAGAGCCAGGATCGGCGTCGTATGGCATACTACATACACGGGCAATGACTTTGAGACAATGCGGGCAACTTTTGCGAAGTCGATTGCACCTTCTCTAAAAGACAGTCCTGATGTTTTCTTTACTGATGCTGTCTATCGTGATATATCCGGTAAAGCAACAATGACTGAAGCAGAGTCCGCTGAAATCACAAAGATTCTATCTGACGCGGGTAAAATCTTTCGCCAGATAGACCGAGACACACTCAATGGTATCTCAGATAACGATGAACTCCTTATGAGAACAAAGACTTTTCTCAACACAAAGGTTCGTCAAGGTGTTCGTGTAAAAAACACATCAAAGTTGGCAGATGAATTAATTAAGTATCTGATGGACTATTTTAGTAAAGAAGAAGCAAGTAAAAAAACAGAACGAGGTAAGAGTACAGTTCGTGGTCGTCAATCTTCTGTAATGAACTACTTTGCAAAGACCGATAAGAATAAAGTCAAGTTGATATTTGACCTGATGAATAAACTTGTTGACGCAAAGGAAATCATCATCAAGAAGATGGACCAAGCAAAGACAATCAACACTCTTCTATCCACAAAGGACGGATATAAAGTCACTGGCCAGGAGGGATTTGTTGCTGTGGATAGAATAAAAGGCAATGCTGTAAAACTTGTTGATAGACTACAGTTCTCACACGCCAACTTCTCACCAGATATTCAAAAGGGTTGGCAGAAATGACAGTGTGTCACATTGTATAAATAATACTATGAGATATACGAAAAACGACTATCTCATATTACGCATTTTATGATATATACTAACGAGAGATGCCGAAAGGGTCTCTCGTTATTTTTCTTTGTTAGGAGTATTATAAATGCGTAAATATCTAAATCGTCAATTCAACAAATGGATGTTAAATCGTCAAATTCACGTTTGTGGCGATATTCTATCTCGCCATAGTGTCTATCTAGGCCCAGAACATGAGAAAGAGGTTCGTGCCATTTACTCTCGCTTAGTTGCAGAGAGAGGTAATCTATACTCATAAAATTTAGTGTTCATGTTGTCATAAATAGAGTTGATGCGA